ATTACTTGTATTACCATTAACTGTAATAGTACTAGTACGACCCACTAATACATTTCCAGACGAATCTATTCTTAATTTTTCACTACCATTAACTTTTATAGGGAAATTTGTAGGAACATCTAAAGCTCCTGCACTATCAATTGTTGCTCTGGTTGTTCCACCTGTATTTATATTTACAGTATCAGTTCCAAAATTTATTCCTGTATTGCTGTCTGTTCCCTGTAATGCTGGTGCGGAAGCTGATCCATCAACTCCAGAAATACCAGTAGTGCCGTTAATAGATAAAGCCATTAAACAAAAGTAACAACAGAAGGTGAATTTATAGTAAGTGTAGCATTGATTGTTAAAGGTGACGGCACGACTGCATTGTGATTTGTGCTAATTGTATAATCATTATCCATTGTGTTTTCTGACTCATGAAATATGGCCTCACCAGATCCACCCTTTGCACCGCCGCCTGCCTGTGACCATGATAGATTGCCTGAACCATCAGAAACTAATGCATAGCCACTTACAGCCGCATCGGTAGCTGGTAAAGTCCACGTTACATCGCTTGTGATAGCGGCAGGTGCTTGAAATGCTACATAATTAGAACCATTTGCATCTGCTTCTACAAAACGTAAATCTTTTTGATTATCTAACAATAAATCACCTGTTAGAGTACCACCTGCTAGTGGTAATTTCGTTGCATCCGCAGGTAAACTTGTTAAATTTGCACCACTAATAGCTGGTAAAGTTGCAGGAAATCTTGCATCTGGTATAGTTCCTGAACTTAAATTCGAAGCATTTAAAGCAGAACCAGTAATATAACCAGCACCATTAGTAATTGCATTATTATTTAAAGATATATTTGCAGTTCCATCGAAAGAAACTCCAGCTATAGTACGGGCAGTTTCAAGTGCTGTAGCTGAAGCTGCTAGAGCTATGGCTATATTTGCAGTTCCATCGAAACTTGTTCCACCAATTGTTCTTGCTGTTGCTAATGCAGTAGTGGTTGCAGAATTACCTGTATATTGTGTAGCCGATAAAATTTGTGTACCTGCAACCTTAACAACTTTTCCTGATGCTAAATCTAAATGTTCTGATGATGTCCAGGAATCGGTAGAATTAACCCAATTAAATGTTTTATCTGTACCACCTTTTAAAGTAAGGCCGCCTCCATCGGCGGTGGTGTCTGAAGGGCTAGAAACCTTGCCTATTTCTATGTTTTTATCTTCTACAGTAAGTGTTGTTGTATCTATAGTTGTAGTAGTACCGTTTACAGTAAAGTTACCGCCTACTGTTAAATTTCCAGTTAGTAACCTGTTTGTATCTGGAATAGGCAAATAATCAAGTGATTGCCATGCTGTTGATCCATCACCAATTTTAAGCTTCTTAGTGTCTGTTTCATATCCAAATTCACCTGCTAACAAAGTAGGATTATTACTTGTCCAATTACTAGCCGTATCTCTTCTTTGTTTTTGAAAAGCGTTTAATGTAATTGTCATATTTAAACAGAAGTACCTGCATCTATTATATTGTCTCTTGTTGGTGATGCGCTACTAGTTAAGGCATCTAATATATACGCTCTAGCAGTTGTTGAAGAATCGCCAGCATCAAATATTAAATCACCAATATCAATAGGAACTGAAACTAGTTCAATTTCTACATTCCATTTGCTAGTAATACCATCAGATATAGTTGGTGGTGTTGCATATAACCATGCAAAATCTGATACTAAAGGTACAGGTGGTGTTGTATATCCACTCCAAGTACTAGATGACAAAAAGAATATTTCAAAACTTCCATTCTGTCCGTCATAATGTGTTCTTATAAGATTGACCTGCGTTTCTGTAAGGTTATCAAATGTTAACTGTAATGTTTGATTTATACGCCTATTACCACGTCTAAAACCAGTTGTTGTACCACTAGAAGAAGATTGTAAAGCACTAGGAAAATCACCTTGAGTATATAATCTAGTAGTAGGTGTAAGTGAAGGAAAAGTAGCCATTATAAAGGAACGCTTATAAGCTCTATAGATGTACTATACCTAGTAGGTGATGATAAAGATATTTGAAATGATTGGGCGTATCTCCATTGGTAACTGCTACTACTTACAGGAGGTGTAGAATAACCTGCCCAAACCTGACTAGATAAATCAAAAGGTACAATAGAGCCATTCTGACCGTTGTAATGTGTTAATAAACTTTGTGCTTCTGTTTCTGTTAAATATTCATATGTAATAGTTAATCTTTGTACTACTCTTTTTGTACCTAATAAAAATCTAACATTACCACCGCTTAACCCTTCATGCGTATTTTGTGGGTAGTCCCCATAAATTAATGCCCTGGTTTCTGGTTCTAATGCTGGGAAAGTAGTCATTGTAAAACAGTAAAAGTACCAGTAGTAATTTCTAAAGATATTTCAGATTTATCATTAGAATCTAAAGGAAAATGTGCAGCTTCTATATTGCTAACACCATCATTATCATAAGTAATACTAGATACTTGATAATATTCTATTTCGGTTCTATCATCACCTACGCTATTTTTTCTTTGTAATTGTAATTTTATAATATTTGTAGGAATTAAAGATGTTGTTAACAATGGTGTAGAAAAACTTATATTATGTGTGCTGTGTTTACGTCTTGATAATTCATATTTTGCATAGAGTATTGCATGATTTACATCAGCACAGAAATCACTCATATCAAATTGCTCGGTAGGAGAATCTAATGCACTACTAGTAAATCTAACACTAACTGTTTTTCGTCTTGCTACTGCTGTTGTTACACATTCAGTATAAATACAATTAGCAATAAAATCTCTTCTTTCTTCTACACTTAAATAACTTTTAGCAAATGAATCTTGAATAATATTAGCTTCGGTAAATGTCATGGTAGGAGTTAAAGCAGTTGTATCTATTTGATTACTTCCATTTATAGGTAGTATTGGGGCAAATTGATATTTACCACCTACAGATAAAAAAGAAAGAAAATAATATGGTGATGTTTTTGTAATAAAATCAACAATATTAACAGCTTTAGAAATTATGCCATTAAAAAACATACTGTTATTAGTACAGAATGTAGATAAACTTTGCAAATTAGATAGCTCTACAGGTGCAACAATAGTTGCCGTATTATTTCCATCAATCTTCTTATATAGCTTAAATAAGTGCATCGCTAAATCTATAAATTGATTACTTGCTCCTTGCGTATAACTAGAGCCTGATAAACCAGCACTAAATAAATCTACCTTTACACCCTGTTCATAAAATATATATAGTTGTTTTGTAGAAGTAGGAAAAGTACCAGCAGAGGGAATATCAAATAAATTGCCTGATACTGCCAAAAATGTGATATCTGCATAAGATGAATTATTGTTTGATGTGTTTTGTATAACTTCATCAGTACCAATAATATGCTCAGTTTGTACGCCATCTAATGTGCCAGTACTTGCAGGGTTACTTGGTACTGCTTGATTGTTAACAGATACAAAAGTATATTTAAAAATAAATTTAGTTCTGCCGCTACTAACTGCATTAAGAGCATTTAAATCAGACTGAGAATAATCACCAGCAGCAACAGTAGTTGCATTTATAGGTGGTATTAATTCATTGCTATTATCTGCAACAAAATCTTCAATAGTCCCAACTGTTTTTCCTCCTAAAAATGCTCCACCACTAGAAAATCTCTGATTAAAACCAAAATTCATATCAGAAGCACCTATATATGTTTGATATGCAGTCGTTACATTGTCACCTGTTTCAGCATCAAAAACCTGTGCTGACATTACAAACGTAGTATTAGAAGTATCACCTGTTCCAAAAGTTTTTATTCTAAAATTAGAATATTCTGTTCCTAAATCAGGTTCGTTTTCTAAATAACTACCAGAAGAAGGCTTAAATAATTCTGTTAAATATGTATAAATATCATTACCACAAAATAAACCAGTACTAGAGATAGGACATGAATTAGGTGAAGATGCTAAAGATGCTGCTGTACTATAAATATGACTTAAAGTAACTGAAGTATCATCTAAAAAGGGTAATTTAACAAGTCCAGTAAATGCCTTTGATTTTATTGGTGAACTAACTATCTCACCCTGTGATATTACAAATAAAAGTTTCTGTACAAAACTAGATGTACCTGCCTTTATTAAGCTTGGTTGCATCCATACACCACCAATATCATTAGCTCTTTTACCAAAAACTATTGGGACAGTTTCACCTGTACTTGCTATTTTTTGTGATACATCTAAATCACTATTAGGTTTTTTAAAGTTTTCTAGACTTTCATCTAAAATCTGTGCATCTTGCCCCACTTTTGACTTTCTCTGTACATCTGCTGTATAAAGAGGTTTTCCAGCTAATTTCCTACCTCTATAATTTCTCAATCCACCTCCTACGCCTTGACTTCTAACCATTATTCATTCTCCTTAGACATAATAAAAGGTAATATTTCTGCTGGTACTGTAAATGTAGCAAATTTTATTTCTTTAAGTTTTTTTGTACCAGTTAAAACTGTATTATCAGATAGTTTATATATTCTTTTATTATCTACTAAAGTACCTGTTACATCTGTAACTTCTGTACCATCTTCTAATACAGCTTTAATATTCACAGCAAAAACAATATTGTTCATGTTGCAACAAACCTGCCCATCAAATCGCTGCTAATACGTCTTGAAGGTACTTGTGCTTTTTGTTTTGATATTGCAGGGCTAACAGTCCAAGTAACAGTAGTATCATTTACGCTTGCATTATCTATAGTACCTGTAAATCTACAAACAAGACTTGCAGAATTGCTAAATGTAC